CGACAAGACCCACTGACAGTTGCGATAACTACAGCAGGCTTTGACTTGAACACAGTTGCAGGCAGGCTCTACAACTACGGCAAGAGTGTTGCTGCTGGCGAGATAGAAGATGATGCGTTTGGCTTCTATTGGTGGGAAGCGAAAACAGATTGCTTGATCACAGATAGAGATGCGTGGACATCATCAAACCCAAACCTTGCGCTTGACTTGCTTGACATTGAGGACATGGAAGTATCAGCACGGCAGACATCTGAAATGGCGTTCAGAAGATTTCGTCTGAACCAGTGGGTGCGAACGCAAGAGAGTTGGCTGCCAGTCGGCAGTTGGGAACAATGCACAGGCACGACAACTATAGATGTTGATAGAGAATGCTTCGTGGGCATTGACATGGCACTGAAGCACGACAGCATTGCAGTTGTGTTGGCGCAGGTACAAGAAGATGAGACGGTTCATGTCAGTGCAACTATTTGGCATCCTGACCTAGAAGGTATAGACATAGCAAGTATTGAACAGCACCTACGCAGTCTGCACAACGATTACAATGTGCGTGAGTTCGCCTATGACCCTGCGTACTTTCAACGAAGTGCAGAAGCACTTATGGATGATGGACTTCCAATGCTGGAGTACCCACAGTCAAGTCAGCGCATGATACCTGCGTGTGGCAACGCTTATGACCTGATCATGGCAAAGAAGGTAGTGCATGACGGCTCGCCTATGTTCACAGATCAAGTCTTGAGCGCAGCACAACGCATGACAGATGTTGGATGGAGATTGAGCAAGGGCAAATCAAGACGCAAGATAGACGCAGCGATAGCAATGTGCATGGCACTAGACCGAGCGACACGCAAAGCAACTAACACACCATCACCTACGATTGTCAGTGTATGGTGATGAGATGAAACTGAGCACCACTACAATCGTTGAAGTAATCGGTGGCATTGTCGCCTGCATTGGAGTAGGAATGTTGAGCGTACCAGTAGCACTAATAACAGCAGGAGTGCTTGTTGTTGTTGCGTGTGAGGCAAACGCATGAGCCTGCTACGCAGAGAAGTCCGTGCGCTGCCGTTGTCTATTGACCCGTATCAAATCTCTGCACGACCATCATTTGCTAACTACTCAGGAGAGATAGTTAGTGAAGTCACTGCGCTGTCATCTACGCCTGTACTTGCAGCCGTGTCTTTATTAGCAGACAGCGTTGCAACTATGCCGTTAGAACTCAGCAAAGACATTGGTGGTAGATGGGAACAACTACCAACGCCACCTGTATTCGTTAGACCCAACAGCGAGCAACTGATGTTTGAGTTCGTGCATCAAACAGTTCTGACGCTCGCTATTCATGGTGTTGCATTCATCTACGCACCTCGCAAGGGACTGCTGCCTCTAGAGATGCGAAACATACATCCTGATAAAGTCAGCGTGTTCATTGACGAGGCAGACGGTTCGTTGCTTTACAAAGTCGGCAAAGACATCTTCACCAGTGATGTGATACAACAAATCAACTGGATGCGTTACCCAAATCAACTTCGTGGATACAGTCCACTTGACCTACTGCGTAACTTGATCGGTACAGACATCTCTATCACTAGGTTCTTGTCTGCGTGGTACGGAGATGGTGGCACTCCTAGTTCTGTTATTGAAACAGAAGCGCAACTAACAAGTGAGCAAGCACAAGTCCTGCGTGACACTTGGGTAGATACGCACTACAAGCGAAGGCAACCAGCAGTGCTAACAGGTGGATTGAAGTGGAAGTCAATACAAGCGAGCGCAGCAGACATGGATACAATGGCGCACAGAGAACAACTTGTGCGTGAAGTAGCCCGTGCCTATCGCATACCTTTGCATCTGATTAGTGGTACAGGTGGCGACAGTCAGACCTATCAGAATGTTGAGAGCGCAGGCATTCAGTTTGTGCGTCATACGCTAATGCCTTGGATGCGCAGACTAGAGGATACATTCAGTGCAATGCTTCCTGCACAACAACGAGTGCGCTTCAACGCAGATGAGTTCATGCGTGCTGACCTTGCAACGAGAGTGCGATCACATCAAGTACAAATCTCATCAGGCATACTTACACCAAACGAAGCACGCCACATAGAAGGTCGTGAGCCGTATGTCGGTGGAGATGAGTTTGTGCTTGGATTGCAAGGTTCGCCAGTTGTGGGCGCAGATAACAGTCCATTTATCGGCACAGACGCAGTGCGACCAATCTGATGCCGTACTACATCAGCACTAAACAATCTGACTGTGCAGATTGGGCAGCGGTCAAACAAGAAACAGACGGAACATACACAACTATCGGTTGTCATAAGAACAAACAAGATGCAATAGATCAAATGGTTGCAGCAAGTCTAAGTGACGGTATTGACCCACAAGGCGAAGTGCGTGCAGTCAATCTTGCACCACCTGAATACATGAGAGCAGCAGCACGCAGAGGATTGAAGTTACACGCTGAAGGCAAATCAGGTGACGGTCTAAAACCACAGACAGTAGAAGATGCACGCAAGATGGCAGCAGGTACAGTCACAGAGGAAAAGTGGCGCAAGATTGCGCCTTGGATAGCACGCCACCTAGTAGACATAGATGCAATACAGGGTGATGAAATAACAGCAGGGCTTGTTGCTCATCTCTTATGGGGTAGTGACGGCACGAAGGAAGGCGCACGAAAAACTATGGAACACGCACAAAGCGTTATTGACCAACTAAATAGCGAGCGTCAAATGAATGATGTGTATGAGCGTGGTGCATTGCCACCTTCCTATCGTCTTGCAACATCAGATGACATTCCTGTTGATGGTGCTATGTGTTCTGCTTGTAGTTACTACGAAGATAGAGAAGAACCACACTGCATGAAATGGGATGCAACTGTTGCTGCTGATTATTACTGTGACGCATTTGAGCCGATACAAGAAATGGAAGAACCACCTATGGAAGCAGGAATGCCAGACGAGATGAACCATTGGGTTGTCGCAGAGAAAGAAGATAGAAGCATTGTCTACAGCAATCTTGAAGTGCGTGCCAGTGCAGACGGTAAGACGCTGACGGGCTATGCAGCCGTGTTTGATAGCCCGTCTGAGCCTTTGCCGTGGACTGAGTATGTTCGCAGAGGCGCATTTACAAAGACCATAAATGATGGCGCAGATGTGCGCTTGCTGATTGATCATGAAGGTATCCCGTTGGCACGCACCAAGTCAGGAACGCTGACGCTAGAAGAAGATGACTATGGCTTGCGCATTGCTGCTGAACTTGATGATGCCAATCCTGACGCAGCACGGGTGATCTCTGCTCTTAGGCGTGGCGATTTATCACAGATGTCATTTGCATTCCAAACAGTCAAGGACAGTTGGAACTCTGATCGCAGCACACGGGAACTCAAAGAAGTGCGCCTGCATGATGTCTCAGTAGTTACCTATCCTGCCTACGAAGAAACACTTGCAGAGGTACGCACAAGAAACAGCACAGCATCTGTTATCTTGCCAACTGTTCTTCCAATAACGCTACGGAAGCGACAGATAGAAATAATGCGTCAGCAAGCCGTTACATGAGCCGACAGTAGATGTCACTCAAAGACACTTGGTACTAAACCAAATCACAACTCCACAAAGGAACATCACAATGGCAATGTCACAAACACTTATTGAAAAGCGTGCAGCATTTCTTGCTGAAGCACAAGCAGCAGTAGACGCAGCAGAAGCAGACGCAAGAGACCTGACCGTAGAAGAAGATGCACTCATTGCAACTTCACTTCGTTCAGCAGCAGAACTTGATGACACCATCAAGCAGCACCAAGACCTTGAAGCACGCAAAGCACAGGCTGCAGAAGTTCGCAAAGAAACTTCAGTCGCTAGTGCAATCGTCAAGAGCGAAGCACGCACCTACTCACCACAAGCACAAACATCATTCCTCGCTGACGCATACATGGCGCAGTTCAACAATGACTATGCAGCAAAAGAGCGTCTCGCACGCCACATGAAAGAAGAAAGCGTTGAGCGCAGAGATGTGACCAGTGCGAACTTTGCTGGCTTACTTGTTCCACAGTTCCTCACAGACTTGGCTGCACCGTTCGCAAGAGCAGGTCGCCCATTCCTTGACGCTGCACGCAAGCATCAACTTCCTGCGGAAGGTCTAACCATTTCTATCTCAAAGGTGACAACTGGTTCTGCAACTGCCGTACAGACTGAAGGTGCTGCCGTTCAAGAAACAAACATGGATGACACGAAGTTGGACATCTCGGTTGTAACCGTTGCTGGTCAGCAAAATGTTTCTCGTCAATCTATTGAGCGTGGAACAAACATTGACAGCCTCGTTATGGCTGACCTTGTTTCTGCATACCATACAAACCTTGACAGTCTCTTTGTGACAACAAGCGCAACATCATTGACGAACACCATCACGCAGGTGATCACCTACAGTGATGCTTCACCAACTGTTGCAGAAATGTATCCAAAGATTGTTGATGGCATTCAGCGCATTCAAACAAACTTCTT